ACAGACACTTCAGGTTCTTTAATGATTTTGACACTGTCGCCCATGTTTGCGATTTCACCAAAGTAATCATTATTGGTGATGTCTTCAACAGTAGACGCTTTACGGAATGCAAGTTGTACTTGCTTTGAATAGATGACTGGCGAGAAATTACCATTAGGTAGATTCCCGTAGCCAACTGCTTTTGGAAAGGCCATTTTAATATCCTCCTAGATATGTGTTAGGCATATAATTAAATACGCTGAACATCACCACAGAGGCTGTATTTGATGGGTGTGTATAAAACAGGGATGCCTCCACTTGTTTATACAGGCCAACAAACTTCAGGTTGTTCTGACAGTTTATTGTTTTGCGTGACAGATAACTCTACGGGGTAGTGTAACTAGTATGATACGGCCCATAGGAGCAAGACTAGATACCTAGTCCTGCTTAAAGTTATACCAGTTGTTTCAGGTTTGTCAATACTTAACGAGCACTTCCGCTAATATCGTATACAAATTTACCTGATTGTAATGCTTTAGCAATAGCTTCTTGGTTCTTTTCATACTCAAAGGTAGACATTTTGCTTACCTGTGACTCATAAAAGACACCATCTGTGCTCTCGCCTGTAGGTGCAGAACGGCTACTACGGGTGTTTACGCTTTCAGCAGCACTTTTATCTGCAGTAGATTTCTTAACCTTAATACCTTTATCAGCTTTGTAAAGATCAATGGCACGGGCAGCAGCCTTAGCATCACTCTCATTGTCATACAAAGCATCTTGAATCCATTTAGGTTGTTCTTCAACCCAGTTGTGGAAGTCATCATCATCACGGATAGCATCAAAGTCTGGGTGCAAACGCATCAACTCAGCCTCTGCCTTATCCTTAGATGTCTTATGCTCCCTCTCATCTAGCTGTTTGAATCTTTCATCCAACGCTTGGGTTTGTTCCTTAGCCTTCTTAATTGCAATGGTTTCAACAATCTTTGCAACATCAGGATAGGTCTTTGCCCACTCAGCTAGTTCTTCCTCACTCTTAGGAAGACTAATTTGTTTCTCTGTACTCTGCTGAAGCTGTGAGCGAAGCTCATCAATCTGCTTCTGCAAAGTAGTTTGCTGTTGCTGAGAATGTCTACGCAGATCTCCATAACGCTTCTTAAAGCTTTTCTCTTCTGCATTTAAAGAACTGTCCTCAGGTTCTTGTGCTTCCTGTGGTTCTTTGTTCTTATCTTCAGCCATTTGTTTCAACTCTGCTTCTTCTTGTTCAATCTTATCCTTGTTAGCATTACGCTTACCAAAGGGAGAAAAAGCCTGAGCTTGTTGATTCTGATTAATTACCGCTTCTGTCATACTTACCTTTAAAGTTGGGGCTAACTGTAGCTGTCAATACAGGGAGATAGGTAGCCAAGGATGGTGGGAATTATTAAGTACCTGTCTGCCCACCTCAGACTTAGGTATTCAGATTATATATTATTTCTTACGTCTTGCAACTAGGCCACCCTTAGCCATAGCAAGCTCAGGACCAGTAGCATAACTATCTTGAATAGTATCTAAGCTAGTCGATGCTTGAGATAAATTAGGTGAAGCAGCAGCTTGATTCATTGAGCTAGATAACATATAGTCTCCTACACCATCTGTCAATCGGAAGTCAGCAGCATCTGAAAAGTTTAAAAGTTCTGAGTCTGTTGTTTTATAGTAATCAGGGGCAGCTTCTGCACTTTTAGGAACAAGATCTTGAGTTTCTTTTTTATTCTTAAACTGTGATACTGCATCCATTACCACTTCTTTAAACATTGCTCTATTTTCATCAGGAGTATTAGTCAAGCCTTGTTTAAATAGTTCTGCTGATCCTCTATTACTTTTATTACTCACTGCTTTCTCAGTGGAAGTTAAAGATGCTTGATCTTTTTGTGCTTGATTGGCAATGCCTACTTCTTGAGCACCCTCTGGGATGGTAGTTGCGGGAGTACCATTAATGAAAGTGACAAACATAGAACTACCATCAGGCTTCTTAAACTGTTTTACTTCCATTCCTGAAGATGGTTTAGGTAGACCACCAATAGCCATATTGTTCTCTCCACCTTCACTATCCAGCTCACTCATGATGCTATCAATCTCAGAAGCAAACTCATCACCATGTGGTTCTTCTGGGCTTTCTGCTTGTTCAGCATTGCCCATTTGACCAATCTCTTCCATACGAGCCAAGAACTCACCCTCGCTAAGCTGAGCAGGGATATCATCTCTAACTTCTTTTTGTAAAGAACCAGCAGGTACTTCGTTACCAGATACAGGATCTACTGTACCACCTTCTTCATTCATGCCGCCTTCAGCGAACAGTCTATCTGTATCATTATTGTACATTTACTTCATCCTTAAGATATTTCAATCTGCGTAAAGCAGCAATGGCTCCTTGAGCCTTTCCAATCTCACGCATCTCAGAAGCTTGTTCTAAATCTTTCTGCTTGTTTGCAATTTCTGCATCAAGCAAATCTAAGAACGCATCCCATGTTACATGAGTGTTTACAAAGCCTTTAAGCTTGGGGAGGTACAGCTTGGACATTACCAGCAAATCCTTGTTCACCCGGTACTGGTGCAGCACCAACACCGATATTTCCACCACCACCACCAGTCATATCAGACACTGGAGGAGGACCACCTTCTGGGCCACCAACTGGAGGAGCACCCTCTGCCGGAGCAGCAGGAGCTGTAGCTTGCTGCATCAGTAAAGCTTGACGCAAAGCCTCATCCATATTGTTAGTCACCTTGTCTGGATCTAAGTCCATACTCTTTGCTATCTCACGAATGATGTAAGGAAACTTAGCAAACGGCATCAATGCTGGAGAACTAGCAATCTGCAAGAACTGCATCAAGCGTTGGCTCCTCACCTCATTAGCCATCAAGCTCTCTGTACCTCTAGCTGTAACTTCCAAATCACCTTTGATAGATCTATCAAAATCAAACTGCATGTTAAAGCTAAAGAAAGCTTTACCAAGCGGAGCCAACAAGTAATCATCCACATTCTTGATGATGGTTTTAACACTACCAGAAGCAGCATTCATCAACATAGAAATACCAGAGGCTGTTCTGCCTACACCACTAACACCTGTTTGACCATGTGAGAATGATGGCATACCTGTTGATTCATCTGACAATTGTCTAGCCTTATCAAACAGTTGCAGGTTCTGTGCAGCCACATTCGGAAACTGTGTTCCAAACAAAGACTGACCGGGAGCACCACCCTGTCTCCTAAACACTTTACCCGGAAACACTGTCATGTCTTGACCGGGAACGAGATTGGTTTCATCAACCTCGAATACAAGGTTGCCAGACAACACTGCATTATCTACAGCCATACGCATAAAACCATTCATGAGGGTCTGGGTGTCGTCCATGTTTTCGGCAACACCAATGCCAAATAGAGAGTAGGGGTTTAGTTCGCAAGGAGCAGCGTAATACGGAATGTTGGCTGGCTTAAACGGATTCAATACTAAGCGAATCACTCTGTTGTTGCAGAACCATACGTTGGCTTGCAACTCCTTAACTTCCAACAAAGCTTCAGGAATATCAATGTCGTTTTCTTTGAGCATGTCAATATCAACACTGCCCCAATACTCCAACACTTCAAATCTATCTACTCCCAAGTTGGGAGCATAGTCTCTCAAGTCATCTTCCCAATACTTCTTAGTGTAAGAAGCACCTTCAGCAATGACATCTTCAATAACATTGTTTCTAAACAAAGGACGATTCTTCAAAGCCCTAAGTTGTGTAGCACTCAGCTTGTGTCTCTCAATAATATATTGAGCCTCTTCCATGTTGGAAGCATCAGGATCAGGATAGAAGTTCCAGATAGAAACATGTGATGTCTCTGGTACTGTCTTCATCTCAGGCTTGTAAGTACCTTCATCATCCCAGCTAGGATATTCTTTAGTCTTAGCAAATGGACCCTTCATGATGCCTGTACCAAACAGAGCCATCTCAAAGGCAGTGGAACGAAGATGCTTGTTAGCACCACTCTCATCCAACTGGTCATGTATCTTCTTCTCCATCTTCTTAGCTGCCACCATAGCAGGATGGAATGTAAGAGAGGTAGGTGTAACACCCGGACCTTCTTTTAAATTCTTAACATCTTTAAGTTGATCCTTCAATGGTCCAAGTCTATCCATTAAACTGGCATAGGTTGCACCGGGAGGTAAATCTTTACCATCACCTTTATATCCAAAGGGAGAAACAACTTCAGGCTCAGCATCTTCTGGAGCCTTAGGATCCATATGTACTGAATCAACTACACCTTCTGGCAATACAGTTGGATCAACACTTAAGGGAAATCTATTATTAGCAAATAAGACATCAGTGATTTGACCATATGCTGCAAGCACCTTGGTCTTTGTCACTTTAACAAACACTCTACTCTTTTCTGTCTCAGTGAATTTAACATCTGGTCCATATAGACCACGATAGTTTCTGTAAGCCTTCAGCCAACGCTGTTCATCTTGTCTGCGACTCTCTTCAGACTTGGTGTATCTATCGTTTAGAAAAGCTAAGAGGCTATCACCAGTAAATGGTGCAGCCTCGCCTTCCTTCTTATCCCCTAAACCAATGGACTTGTCATCCATAAAATTGTTTGTCGCCATAAATACCCTTTAATACCCAAATACTGGGTCTGCTGTCTTCATACCAGCTCCAGCAGAATGTAATGGATTGTAATCGAACAAACTACTTCTAGGTCTGCTCATCACTCCATACCGAATAGCATCATATAAGTGATCTTCAGCCTTAGTATCAATATCCTCTGGGTTTCTCTTGTCCAAAGGTATGATGGGTAGCTGAGCAATCGTGTTTACACAGTTGCTTGTTATAACTAGTCTTGGCTGTTCTGTAAAGGGGTCAAGTTGTAGCCTTCTATGTAGCTCATTCTTACCCGCCACCCTACTTCCAGCACTTCTATCAGATGGCCTCCACCTACAACCCTCTGCAATCATCTGTTCTGCCAGTGATGGGCCTGTATCACCCCTCTTATGCCAGCAACTACTGTCCAACACCCCATATCTCATAGGGCCATCGTTCTCCTCAGCCCTCATCACCATGTGAGCGAGGTCTTTGGCAAGCACTTTGCTAACATATAGTTCACGATAGACAACCAATTGTTCACTTGGAGACACAGCAAACCACACCACAGCACTATAACTTCCGTATCCATAGTCACAAGCCCTAAATTTAGTCCAATTACTCGGTATGTGGAATGGTTCTACCACATGTATCTGCCTATTAAACTCAGGGAATGCCGCACCTTCAGCAATATCCCAGTTACCTTCCAGTAGTTGCTTCCTCTGATGCTCAGGAAGAGACAACAACATGGTTTCGTAGTCACCAGTTTGCATCAAATAGGGGTTATCTGTCAACATAGCAGGGATAAACCTACGCTTAAACAGTGCTTGCCCCTCCTTACTGTGTCCTTTGGGATACACTAAGGTGGTTCCACTCTCAATATCAGTGGCATCAAAGGCTTTACCAGCTTGAGAAGGGTCAATAAACATCTTCTTCACCCAAGCATGACCCGGTCCACCCGGATTGGTAGTAGCTCTCATGAAGAT